AAAGAGATTGCTAATACTACAATGATTAATTATCTTACAACTATTAATCAGATTAAGCAGTCTATTAAGCAAGAAGCGTATGAATTAGCTAATATGAACGATCAACGTGCAGGAGATATTCAAGCTAGAGCTGGTAAAGCTGTTACTGAGATGGGACTTAATCAAGCTTTGATGGGATCTGTATGGTCACTAAAGATATTTGATTCATTTCGTTCTCGTGATATGGAAGCTAATCTTGATGCTGCAAAGATTGCATGGATTGATGACTTTGAAGGTTCTTATATTGATCCTAATACCAATGAAGTTGTTCAAGTTAGAGTTAATGGAACTGATTTTGTTAATTCTAATTTTGGTATCTTTGTTGGTAATTCTGCTGAACTCAATGAACAAGTTCGTAAACTTGAAGAAATTGCTTTTAGTGCTGCACAGAATGGTAATTTTGATGTAGCTGCTGAAGCTGTTTGTAATCATAATGTTGCTTCTTTACGCAAATATATTAAAGAAGCTGCTGATGCTCAACGTAAGTTTGAACTTGAACGTGAAGAGATTCAAAAGAAGTGGGATGCAGAGATTGAACAAATGCGTTCTGCTAATTCTGAAGCTCAACGCAAATTTGATGCTGAACAAGCTCAATTAGATCGTGATTCTAAAGAAGCTATTGCCGCTGATAGTAATCTTACCCAGATTATTGTTAATGATGCAAAACTTCAAGTAGATAAAGATGGTAATGGTTATATTAGTGAAGATGAGAGTAATGCTAATTCTCTTGATGCTTATCTTAAAATGACTAAGTTAAACTTAGATATTGATAGAGCTAATCTAGAGCGTGCCAAGTTTGAAGAGCAAAAGCGCATGAATCGAATCAATGCGAATAAGCCACGAAAGCCTTAACGTGAGCCACGATTTTTAGAGAAATGAATTGCAATATCAGCTAAAAATTGATGTTCTATAATGACTGCATTTGAGTCTAAAATCAATGGAAATTAATTAAAGGTTCTGTAACGTCTGGTGATGACGCTTTTGAAGATTATATTTCTATTGATGTTTTGAATACATTTATTATTACTACATTTGTCATTGTTATAACTTAATTTATAAAAGAGAAAACACTATGCCAAATCCTATTGTTCCCGGTGGTGTTACTGATAGTACTACTACCAAAACTGCTGAAGAAATAGCTGCCGAAGAAGCTGCTAAAGCTGCTAAAGAAGCAGAGGATAAAGCTAAAGCTGAAGAAGAAGCTCGCAAAGCTGCGGAAGAAGAAGCTAAATGTAAAGCTGAAGAAGAGGCTACTGCTAAAGCTAATGAAGATGCAAATAAGGAAACCGGAGATGCTAATAAGATTATTCTAACAACTGATGAAGGTGATGTTGAATATGAATTAGATGCAGAAGGTAATGCGGTTAAAGATGGACAGATTGTTTATACTAAAGCTCAATTAGATGAGTTTGCTGCTGCTGAACAACAAGAAGAAACTATTGATGTTTCTGCTATTTCTGCTATTTCTGGTTTAACTCCTGTAAACGCTGATGGTACTCCTAAGCAATATGAAATGACTGTTGAAGGTCTTGCTCAACGTGATGCTGATATTGCTGAAATTGCTAGACATCAAGCTGAATCAGAAGCTATTACTAATTTCTTTCGTGCTAATCCTGATATTCATCAAGCTGCTTTATATAAGCAAACTTATGGTTCACTCGAAGGTTTTGCTAATCATGTTGATTGGACTACGATGAGTATTGAGGATAAATCTGAAGCTCAACTTGAAGCTATTATTCGTTCTGCTGAAAAACGTAAAGGTACATCAGATGCTCAAATTGATCGTATTATTCGTTTTTCTAAAGCCGATAAAGTTTTAAATGAAACAGCTAAAGAAAGTCTTGATTATCTTGCTGCTAATCAGAAACGTGAAATTGAAGAAGCTACTGCTCGTCAAGAAGCGCAATGGAAAGCTGAACAAGATGAACTAGATAAAGCTTATGGTATTACCTATGATGATCATGGTAAAGCTAAGGTACTTAATGTTCCTGATTCGCTTTATGATAAGATTGTTAATAAAGGTACTATTGGAGGTCTTGTTATTCCGACAGCTGGTGTTAAGAGAACTGTAAATGGTAAAGAACAAATTCTTACTCGTAAAGATCTTGTAAAATACCTTACTGCTCCTGTTGTTGAAATTGGAGATTCTCTTTATACGCAAGCTCAAAAAGATGTTTTTGATATGCTTGCTGATAATGAAACGTTCGCTATGGTAGCACTGCGGAATTTACTTGGTGCTGATATTAGTCAACTTGCTGCTGCATCTATACGACAAGAGAATGTTCGTCGTTTGAACATTACTTCTGGTGGTAAACCTAAAGTTAAGGTATCTACCCAAGGTGGAGCGGCTAAAGTTAATCCTAATAGACGTCCTGTTGTTCCCGGTGGTATTGTTGATTCTAATAAATAATTATCGTAACTATGCTTAGAGAAATTGGAAAAAAACAGTATTCCAAAGAGGTTTATAGTGATGCCGATATGCTATTGAACTTTAATGTTCTTGGTGCTGTCGATTTGAATAAGTCTCTTACTTATCTTTGGGGTAGGAACAGTAATCAATTTCCTCTTCTTTCTCTTACAGAAGGTCAAGGAAATATCTCTCGTAAGAAACCTATTAATGCTGGTGATACTCAGTATAAATGGAAGATTATGGGGAAACCAACTGTTACTTCCCCGATTGTGCGTTTAATTACGCCTACTCAAACACCCGGTAAAGGGTTTATGTCTTTTAAAGCTGAGTTCCAAGATAACTGGATTCCTTATCAATACTCTGCTATTACTCCTGATGGAAAACATCTTGTACGTATGCAGACGGATGGTGAGCAAACTGCAAGTGGTGGTTATATCTATGAAATGATCATACTTGGTGGTAATCCAGATGAATTCATTGATCTTAGCAATTTTGAAAGAGGTAAATATTGGGGTATGGGTGCTCCTACGATTGCTGGTGAATTATCAACTGGTTCTCGTAGTACTGCTGAATCTTGGAGTGAAATGACTAACCAATTTGGTTTCCATCGTTTCTCTAAGATTATTACCGGTAATATCGCTAATATCGTTACTGAGTTTGAACTTGATTATGATGATGGTTCTAAAGGTACTCTTTGGATGCCTTATGAAATGCGTCAATTCGAGTTTATGCGCAGACGTTTGTTAGAGGAAGACTTGTGGTTCTCTTCTTATAATCGTGATATTAATGGTGTTATTCATAACCAAGAAAAGCATTCAAATAAACCTATTCCTCGTGGTGCTGGAGTTCGTGATATTCTTATTGCATTCGGAAATTACTTCGAGTACTCATTCATGACTATTGAGCTTATTGATATGATTCTTTCTCGTATCTTTGAGGTTCGTAATGATATTGATTTGAGTAATAAGAATATTGTTCTTTATACCGGTAAAGGTGGTTCTAAGATGTTCCAACAATGTATCAAGAATGAAGCTATTGGTAACGGTTACTTCGATAAACTTGGTGCAGAGGAGATTCAAAGTCGTGGTGGTATTTTGAGTTATGGTGCTTACTTTAATCAATATAAGCATTACTCTGGAGCTACCGTTTCAGTTAAAGTTGTTGACTTGTTTGATAGCGGTTCTCGTGCCGAGATGGATCGTAAGAACGGTCGTATGTATGGAGGTTTCCCTGTTACTTCATATACTATGGTATTCTTGGATCACTCTGTTGATAATACTTCAGGTGAACCTAATATCCAACTTGTTTGTGAAGAAGGCCGTGAATACTTATATGGTATTTACCAAGGTATTACTCCTCTTCCTAAAGAATGGGGTGCTTACAATAAGATGTTAAGTACACGTGAGGATATTGCTACCTATGAAGTTATATCTTCTCAAGGTATTAATATGCTTAATGGTACTACTTCTTTCTGGGCTGAAATGATTTTTGAATAAGCGTACATTACGATTATTGTAAAGTATAAACTTACTAAAGTATAAACTATATGATATACTCACGCAAAATAACCTTAGCTTTAAAGCTGAATCCGACTATGTTTCAAGTCGTGAATCAGAAAAGTATTGGTGCTTTCAATACTATTTTCGGTCCAAGCATTAAAGCAGTTCTTACTCTATCTAGTAAAACTGCTGAAATGGCTTCTATACTTCCTAC